TTACGTTTTGGCATATGGCGATGAAATCGTAATATAAATATCTTGACTTGCACCTTGATTTGTGATATAATATGAACCATCAAGAGCAGAAAATATACACGTCACATCGACGTGATTTTTTTTTGCTTTTTTATTCAGCGGGCACATCTGTGTCCGCTTTTTTTATTAATTAAAAAATCCAAAGGGTGTTTTACATGCAATTAACTTTGATTAAACATCAAAACGATTTTAAACGTGACGTTTATAAAATCGCACGTGTAATATATGCAGAAACATGTGGTCAATCTTTGCGCGTTGTCGAAGCATTGGCATCTATGATTGCAAATGGTGCGCGTGTAACGAATCAAACAGAAATTGATTTTATAACAAAATCTGGATTATTCGAATCGTTGGATAAAAATTCTTCACGTCATGATTTGTTAAATGTAAATCCTGATGCGCGAACTTTTCAAATGTGTTTGCGTGTCACCGATAAAATGTTAAAACACCATTTGGATGATTATTGTTTTGGTGCAACAAAATTTCATCGCACTGAATTCAATCCATCGTGGTCAGTTGCACGTGGATATATTTTAGAAGTCGATGGATTATTTTTTTACCTTTGATGGGAATTTAAAAATGAAAATACAAAATATTATTAACGGTGGCGCACTTGCCGGCCACAGAACATATATATTATCCGGTGTTGGAATATTATCTGCAATCGCTGCATATTTAGTTGGTGATGCAGATTTGTTTATAACACTGCAATCAATATTTACACTTGGTGGAATTTATTTCTTACGCAAATCAACAGATACAAAAAGGAATAATTATGCAAAAAGTACCAGAAAAATTTCAAAACCCAGACGGAACACTGAACGTTGATGCACTTATGAAATCTTATACAGAATTGGAAAAGAAAATTGGAACAATGGTGTCTGTGCCACGTGATAACACAGATGATGTTACGCGTGAAAAATTTAATCGTGCAATTGGTGTGCCAGAAAATGCAGCAGATTATCCAACAAATGCGATGTTCGATGACGAATCGGTTAAACAAAAATTTCATGATATTGGACTGACTAAAACACAAGTTGAAAAAATTTATTCTGTTGCCGAAGAATTTTTATCACCAGTAATCGCAGAATTATTTTCTGCAAAAAATGAAGCGAATGAAATATCAAAGTTGGAAAAATTTTTTGGCAGTCGTGAAAAAATGAATGATGCATTGAATGCGATAAATACATTCGGTGAAAAATTTTTACCACATGATGCGTTTGAATCGTTATGCTCTACAGCCCAAGGAATCCAAGGTGTGTATCAAATGATGCAATCAATGGAACCACGTGTCGAAGTCGGTTCATCTGCGCCAGAAAATTTAACTGATGACGATTTACGACGTATGATGCGTGATCCAAAATATTGGCGTGATGGTGATCCTGAATATGTTCATAAAATAGAAAATGGTTTTAAAAAATTATATTCTTGAAATAAAAAAAATGAAAAAAATGTAATCAAAAAATTAATTTCTTCTTTACTATTATTTTTATTTAATATAAAATACAAGTAAGAACAAAAAAATTTGTTCTATCCAAAATCTTAAAAAGGAGAGAAGAATGGCATTATTTTCATTAACAAAAAAGCCAGCTGCAAAAAAACCTGCTGCTAAACCAGCAGCCAAGAAACCAGCTGCAAAAAAACCAGCTGCTAAAAAAGTTGCTGCAAAAAAACCAGCTGCTAAAAAAGTAGTTGCAAAAAAACCAGCTGCTAAAAAAGTTGCTGCAAAAAAACCAGTTGCTAAAAAAGTAGTTGCAAAAAAACCAGCTGCTAAAAAAGTTGCTGCAAAAAAACCAGCTGCTAAAAAAGTAGTTGCAAAAAAACCAGCTGCTAAAAAATGCGCATGCAAAAAAGTAGCTAAAAGAAAATAATATTTCTTTTAAAGATTTTTGACCCGCAAGAAATTGCGGGTTTTTTATTTGTAATAATTTTAGTCAGATATAACAGTCTGACTAAGAATATTGCAGGATAATCGATTCCAGACCCCGCATTTTGTTATATGACGCAAACATAGTTTGCATAATCAAAAAAACAAAAATCTATTGTTGGTCGGTGCAATTTATTGCGCCATATTTTCAATTTTTAACAAAAGGAATAAATATGTCTGTTTCCATAGATCAAGTTTTTGTGAAACAATTCGAGGCAGATGTTCATCTTGCATACCAGCAAATGGGCACAAAATTGCGTTCCACAGTACGCAGTAAATCAGGTGTTATAGGACAATCTACAACATTTCAAACAATAGGACGTGGTACAGCCAGCACGAAATCTCGTCATGGTATGGTGCCAGTTATGAATTTAAATCATCAACCTGTCGAATGCACTCTGCAAGATTATTATGCGGGTGATTGGGTCGACAGTTTGGATGAATTAAAAATTAATATCGATGAACGTCGTGTTGTTGCATCTGCTGGTGCGTATGCATTGGGACGTAAAACAGATGAATTAATCATTTCTGCAATGGATAATGCAACCGCCTATGTCGGTGACTTTTCAACAGGTTTGACCAAAACATTAGTGTTAAGCGCAATCGAAAAACTGAATGAAAAGGATGTTCCAGATGATGGTCGCAGATTCGCGGTCGTTGGTGTGCATCAATGGAATGAATTATTGGGTATTACAGAATTTGTGTCGGCTGAATACGTAGGTGATACACCAATGATAAATGGTTACGAGGCCAGAAAATGGTTGGGTATTACATGGGTTTTGCACAATGATTTACCACTTGCCAGCAGCACTCAACGTAGCTGCTTTATATATCATGCGTCCAGTATCGGTCATGCATGCGGGCAAGAAGTTAAAACAGATATTACTTGGCATGGTGAACGTGCTGCTCACTTTATCAGTAACAGTATGTCCCAAGGCGCGGTCTTGATTGATCAGGATGGTATTGTACGTGTCAAATGTAAAGATAACGCATAATTTTATGCATAACAAAACAACCAAAAGGAAAACATATGGCATTTCAAAATAAAAAATTATCTGTGATTGCGTATGCAAACGGCTTTACTTTGTGGCATTATGCTGCAAGTGAAACAATGGAAGCAATCACGACAAGTGGTTATTTCAATAATGTTTTAACATTAATGAATACTGGCGATATCATCATCATCAATGCATCCGATAGCACATCTATCAAGAAAATCACAGTTTCTTCATCGACCGTGTCGGTTGGGGCATTGTCATAATTAATGATTTAAATAGCGGGGGCAACCCCGCTATTTTTTACCAAAAGGTTTTAATATGCTTACTAAACAAGATTTATGTTCTATGGCGTTGCTAAAATTAGGTGAAAAACCACTGGTATCTTTAAACGCAGATACTGCATCAGCACAATTATCCAGAACTTTATATGATACAACAATTGATTCGTTGTTGGCATTACATCCGTGGCGTTTTGCAACACAATACTTGTGTATTGAAAAAAATCAAAATAACGAATTTGTTATACCAACAAACATATTACGAATATTAAATTGTTCTGGCCACATTATTGGAAATCAAATATTTGCCAAGACCAAAGATGTCCAAATGTTTGCGATTGTTCGTACCCCAGCAGAAAATTTCCCATCATATTTTGCCTCGCTTGCGGCAACTAAATTAGCAATAGAATTTTGTATACCATTAACTGGTAATCAACAAATGTTACGAACATTGGTTAGTTTATACGAATCTGAATTTCAAAATGCAAAGTTTATAGATTCAACGACAGATACAAATCCCGGGATGAATACTTTTTCTTTGATAGATGTTAGATTTTAAAAGGGGATACACATGACAGAATTTATACATACACAAAATTCTTTTGCAAATGGTGAAATATCACCAGAATTTTATTTAACCCCAGATATTAATGGTTTGGCGCATCTGGAAAATATGGATGTGTTAGCAGGTGGCGGATTAACGCGTCGACCAGGGTTGGTTGATGTTGCAACTTTGCCGGGTTATACACGTATTTTTTCTTTTGATATATCCGAACAAGAAAATTATATTTTGGCTTTTTATAATTACGGATTAAAAATTTATTCTAATAACAATCTTGTTTGCACATTGTTGACACCGTGGACAGGCGCAATGCTGCCAAAATTACAATTCGCCAGTTATGGTGATTCGGGAATTTTTGTGCATCCAGACATAGCCCCATATATTTTGACCAAAACAAATAATACATTTTCTATATCCAGATTCAGTTTTTATGACACCACGGGTTTATATTCTCAAATACCTTTGATGAAATATGATGATATGCGTGGTGTTGCAATAACCGTAACAGCCGGTCCATATGGTGTAAAATCAGCGATATTTACTGCATCAACAAATTATTGGAAATCATCAAATGTTAACACAATCGTTTGTTTCAATAACCAAAAATGGGAAATAATAGAATATGTGAGTGATACTGTCGTATATGCCAGCAGCCCTGATGAATATACGTTGCCAGTCAGTCCAATAACAGATTGGGTTGAAAGTGCATTTGATAACCGTCATGGTTGGCCACGTGCTATAACTTTTCACCAAGACAGGTTGGTATTTGGTGGTACGCATTCTGTCCCCGGCGGAATTTGGATGTCTTGTGTTGGAAATTACCATAATTTTAATGCTGGCACAGGTTTAGATGATGAAGCCATCACCACAACATTATTGTCCAAAGAACGGCAACAAATATGTAATTTAATCAGTAGCGATAAATTGCAAGTATTAACATCTTGTGGCGAATGGGCAATATCTAACAAGCCTGTTACACCATCTGGCCTAAACATTGTTCAACATACAACAGTCGGCAGTGCAACTTCATCCAGTCTAACCCCACAAAAAATAGAGGGTGAAACAGTTTTTATTTCAAATACATTACAAGATATTCGTAAATTGTCATTAGATACATTGGGTGAACGATATAATGCTGATGATTTATGTTCGTTTTCAAAACACTTACTAAATCAGCCAATCGATATTGCATATAACAAAGTGTTAAAACAGTTATATGTTGTTAATACAGACGGAACGATGGCGGTATTAAATCAAAATAGTGGGCTGGGGCTGTCTGCATGGGGGCGATATACAACATACGGAAAATTTATGTCTGTGGCGGTAAGTGCAGGCGACACATTCGTTGTATTGGAAAAAACAGGTGTGTATAAACTGGCTAAATTCGCAAGTACAGCATTTACCGATTCTGGAACATACAAGATAGAATTTTCTGCATCGGGATTACCATTATGTTTTTCTGGACATCGTCCTGTACATTTACGGTTGCGAAAGATAAATTTACGATTATGGGAAACAAAAAGCGCGTTTATAAACGATATGCGTGTTGAATTACCAAATGAAATCTATGATGTGTCATCCAGCGGTTTTTCAGGTGATATTTCCATGAATTTACTGGGATCACAAATAGACGGTGCTGTATCACCATGGACAATCAGTGGTGATGAACCTATGCCAATCACACTTTTATCACTGACAATATATGGTCAATACGAAATATAAAACAAAGGAGAAAATGATGGGACAATTAGTATCAGACGTTACTGATGTATTAAATTATCAAAAATCAAAAAAAACGGCATCCAGTAAACGGCAAGAAATTTTACAGCAAATAGCAAAAGATGAACAGGCAAAAACAAATTTGATAAAGAAAACATTGGCCGCGCAACGTGCAAAATACGGGGCAGATGGTGTAAATATGAATACTACAACAGCCGGTGCAGTATTAAATAGACTGCGTGATGAAGTGACACAACCATATCAAGATAAAAAAGAAACAAATTTAAAAAAATTACAAAAAATAAAAGTAAAAAAACCAAATTTAGTAAAAAAATTATTATCACGCGCTGAAAAAATTGTTGGATAAACAAAATGATTACCCAAGTGTTTGAATTTGCAGATGTATGGAATAAAATTTTAGGCTATCAAACACCGGCGCATCACAAAGATATGTTGAATTTTTTGTATGATGTATGGCAAACACCAAATCACAAAGGTTTATTGATGGCATTTCGACATTCTGGCAAATCAACGGTTGTCGGTATTTTTGCTGCATTTGTGTTATACACGCATCCAGAAACCAGAATACTGGTTTTATCTGCACATACTATTTTGGCATCGCGTATGGTTGCGCATATAAAAAACATATTGGAAAATCACCCATTTTGCACTGATTTAATTCCATTGTCTAAAAAAGAATGGGCGGCGGACAAATTAACAATAAAACGCCCGATTGGTATACGTGAACCTTCGGTGGTATGCCAAGGAATTCATGGTAATATAACAGGAATGCGTGCAGATTTAATAATATGTGATGATGTAGAAGTACCAAATACTTCAAATACACAACAAAAACGCGAAGGTTTAAGGGAAAAATTACGAGAGTTAGATTTTATCCTGTCGCCAAACGGCACAATGATTTACATCGGTACACCGCATACAATGGATACAATATACAGAACAAAAGATGATTAATTCGATTCTGTGGAATGCTTTGTTTCAGTCATAAAAGAACGCAATTTTGCCAACAATTCCTGGCCCTGTTTGCTAAACATAGGCAAAAATGTTTCGTATTCTGGCATATCAGCCTGAATTTGTGCGCGCACACGTTCTGTTACTGGTTGTTTTACAATTTGCGAAGCCATATACCACAAATGATATGCACGCCAAGTTTGCACAACAACATTCCATTTTGCAAGCAAGTTTGGTTTGTCAGACAAAACGGTTTTTATTCCAACCAACCATTCATCGCCAAACTTTTTTACAACATCCAATTTTTGTAAATTTAACAATCCTTGTTGGTCTGGTTTAAATTCTTCTATGCCCTTGATTAATTCATCCCATTGTGCTTTGGACAAAGGTGTTGTGGCCACAGATTCAGCCATTAATCCACCGTACGGCAGTAAATTTCTATCGATGGAATCCATTGGTGTTTTGCCACTGCGTAAATTTTTAATATGTTGAACCAATAACTTACCAGTTGGCAAGTCAGCCATTTCATCCAATACGTCTTCGGATGCTTCTTCCACAAAAATAGGATTCAAAACCGCCCAACCGCCAATAATCACATGTTCTTGGCGATACAGGTTAACCAATTTTTGTGCAATTAGATTTGCTTTTGGTTTCATATTCTCTCTCCATTAAAATTTACTCAGTCAAAATCAAAACAACCCTGTGCATAGTTTTGGCGTAAATTTTTTCTTGGGGGTCAACAACGGCACCATACAATTTTCCTTTGTTGTCGCTGTGTACGGTTGCGATGTTTGCAGTCACAACTTCTTCGGAATTTAATGAAGCAAAATCAGCATCTAAACACAAAGCCAAATCCCCGACTTTGACAGGTTGTGATGCATCCACAAATACATAAGATTTTTCAGGGATAAAACCACCAGTTCTTTTGGAATTTGGGATTACAGCATAAATTGATTTACGTCCCTCTAATGATGCAGGTGCAACAATCATAACCTTGTCATTCTTTTTGAAAGATATAGCACGTCCCGCAGGTGAACCAAACACAGGCACTAATTTTCTACGCGCACTGTCATACAATTTGGCACCGTACAAACCATCGTGCATATCAATCCCAGATACAGGATTGTCAGGAATCAAAACAGATTTTACACGTTCTTTGACCTTGTTAATTTGTTTTGTCAATTCGCCAGATTTATAAAGTTCCGCGATTTTACTGAACATTTCATTAGCCGTCAAAGCAAAAGATTTTGCCAAAGGTTCAACTTCGTTTTTGTAAATTTCGCGTTGACCGATTTCGATCTTGTGGTACACAGACAAAGTCATACCAGCATCCTTGGCGGCCTGGGCAATAGTTTTGCCTTTTAATTGGCGAATTTTACGCAAACCAGAACCAAATACTTTCAAACCACCATGTTCGTTATCACTCAAACGACGTTTGATTTCTGTTTGCCATTTATCAGCAACAGCATCGGATTCTTTGATAAAGATGTCAGACAACTTACAACCTAAAATATTGCAAATGTTCAGCAATTGTTTTTGGTTCAAACGACGTACACCTTTTTCGATTTTAGACACTGCGGACAGACTCAATCCTGTCTTGCGTGCCAACTCTGTCATCTTCATACCATTGTTCAAACGAATGGTTCGAATGTTATTAGGAAAAATGATTTCTTCTTGTGCCATGTTTTTAGGACTCCTTGAATACTTGACAAAAGTGTAGTCAATTTTTAAATATTTGGCAAGTAAAATTTACACTAAATCTTATAAAGGCATATCATCGGGAATTGCGGAAACATCAACACCCGTATCTGTGGCATTGGTTTGACCTGATGTTTGTGTCGTATGTGCGATAAAATTATCAGCAAAATCACCAGACACAGGTGCGTCCGGCCCACGCGCAGCCATCTCATCCAGATTATCAAACAAGCAATAATCGCCCAAGAACGCCAAATGCACGGTTTCTGGGCGTCCGTGACGGTTTTTGCCAATGATTATATCGGCCTTGCCACGTGCACGTTCCAATCGTTTTTGCCATGTTTCTATACTATTTTGTGATGCGTTAATAGAAATACGTTGTGACGGATCGCGATTATCCAAGTAATATTCTTCACGATACGTGAACATAACGATATCGGCATCCTGTTCAATAGATCCAGATTCACGCAAATCGGACAATTGTGGCCGTTTATCATCACGCGATTCGACACTACGTGACAACTGGGACAGGGCGATAACAGGAACGTCTAACTCTTTGGCCAACATTTTAAGGCTTCTGGTAATTTCGGACAATTCTTGTACACGATTTTCATTGCGTTTACCACCTGGGGACATCATCAACTGTAAATAGTCGATAACAATCAATGCAATACCACCATATTTTAATGCCAAACGTCTGGCCCTGGTTCGAATCATAGGTACAGACATTCCAGGTGTATCGTCAATTACCAATGGTGCCTGTGCAATCGCCTTGGAATATTGGGACATTTTTAAAAATTCTTCGTCGGTCAGCGAACCTTCGCGCATAGATACCGCAGGAATTTTTGTTTGCGAAGATAATATACGTGAACCCAATTCAGACGCGGACATTTCCAGAGAGAAAAATGCAACAACACCCTTGTAATTATTATTCGCACGACCAGATAAAATAGCATTTGCCGCATTAAACGCAATATTCATCGCCAACGTGGTTTTTCCCATACCAGGACGGCCTGCAATAATGATTAAATTGGAATGGTGTAAACCACTAATTGATTTATCCAAAGCCGTAAACCCAGTTGTCAATCCAGATAATTTTCCATCGGCCTGGTACGCAATTTGCGCTTCTTCCAGGGCAGATTTCAAAGCGGTGCCAATGGATACAGGTTCATGTTCAGATACCCCAGTTGCAGATAAACTAAATAAATTTTGTTCGGCGATTTCTAATTGGCGCGCCACAGGGTTGTCTAAATTTTCAACATACGCATCGTTTACAATTGATTGGCCTAATTCAATTAATTGACGCCGCATAGCATTATCATAAACAATGCGTGCATATTGCTCGACATTAACAACCGTTGCCCCAGCCGAAGATAACTCTGTCAAATAATCTATGCCACCGACAGATTCCAATGTACCTTGTTGTAGCAAATAATCTTTGGCAGTAATGATATCAAAAGGCACGCCCGCGGCAAACCTGTGTAATGCCAATTTATATATTTCTTGGTGCGCTGGATGTGAAAAATGTTCAGGTTTCAAGAAATCGTTTATGCGTTCCAATGCACGATTATTCATCAACACAGCCGCCAGAACCGCTTGTTCGGCTTCTAAATTCATTGGTAAAGTTTTGGGAGTAAAGTCCATGTCAATTATAGTAAATCAAAATTTTCATTTTTCAACGCCTTTTTTGATTGGATACAAAAAATTTTTATTACCGATATTAAATCCGGACGGAACGTCCGCATGGCCTGAAAAATTTCCTGTCGATAAAATTATTGAAATCCGGAATACAGTTGGCGAACACCATTTTATGTCCCAAATGATGCTGGATTTTATACCTTTGGAAAAAGTGCGCCTGGACCCAGGCAGAATTCAAATATATAACGCAGAATTCAATCAGTTAAATGCTAAAATTGCTGATTGGCCAATTACTGGTGTGGCGGCATATTGGGACCCTTCGTTGGGACATAAACATACAGATTCCAGTGTATGTGCATTAATTTTTCGTGATGACAAAACACATAATATATTTCTGCACGATTTGATGTATATGGTTGTACCCCCAGAACATCCGCAACCATTGACATATCAGTGTGATTTAATCTTGGATTTTTTGGCCAAATATAATATTCACAGAATAGCGGTTGAAACAAATGGACTGGGAAATGCTTTGCCAGAAATATTGGGGGACAAAATAGCAAAACATGGTGGCGGAATTGTCATCCAAAAAATTACCAATAACACAAAAAAAGAAACCCGGATATTGAATGTTTTTGAACCTTTACTGGGGGCGGGGCGTATGTTTGCACATACGCGTATTCAACAAACCCCATTTATGGCAGAAATGCTTGGCTGGTCACCAATCGGTGGCATTGGACATGATGACGGTTTGGATGCTGTTGCTGGTGCAATAAATGTATTACCGGTACCTGTACGTCCAATTGGTTCATGTATTCATTCTTATACAGCAAATACAAACTTTAAAATATAACAAAAGGATAAAAAATGAATGTCAAAAATTTACAAAAAATGTATAACAAAGCATTGGATATGCGCGCACCTTGGATGAAACGATGGGACGAAGCACGTCGTTATACAGTTCCAACCACAGATGCCGAAGTCGCAACATTGTTTGACGGAACTGCATCCGATGCGGTGGATAACCTTGCTGCATCAATTTATACACTATTGACACCACCTGAATCATTATGGATAAATCTGGTTCGTGAAAGTGATATGTCCCCAGATCCAGAAATCGCGACACAAATGTTACGTGCACACTTAAATGATTCTAATTTTTATACGACGATACATCAATGCTATATGGATTTATGTATTTATGGAACGACATGTTTGTTTATGGCTGAAAACCCAGTATGTGCAACCAGTGCATTCACATTTACGGCTATACCAATCACAGATATAGCAATTTTACCAAATGCGGTATTCCATACCACAACAATGACATTGACTGACGTTTTAACAACGTACCCAACATGGACACCAACTGATACTATTCGTAAAAAAATAAAATCAGATCCCGATACACCGGTGCGACTAGTGCAATCTTTGGTTGGAAGTGATTTTGTTGCGTGGCTGGATGTTGATGGTGATATAGAAAATAATATTGTTGCGACCGGTACATTTGAAACGAATCCGTATTTAATCTTTCGATGGAATGTATGCAGTGGTGAACAATATGGACGCAGCCCAGTGTTACGTGCATTACCAGATATAAAAACCGCAAACAAAGTCGTAGAACTGGTTTTAAAAAATGCGACAATTGCAGTTAGCGGAATTTGGCAAGCAGATGATGATGGTGTTATAAACTTACAAAATATAAATTTAACCCCTGGTTCAATTATTCCAAAAGCCGTGGGCAGTTCTGGTTTGACGCCGCTTGCCAGTGGGGCTGACTTTGATGTGTCACAATTAATTTTGTCTGATTTACGTGACAGAATTCGTCATACGTTATTAGCGGATAGGCTGGGTTTATTATCGGATAAAGAAATGACCGCAACCGAAGTGTTGGCCCGTAATGCAGATATGATGCGTGTGCTGGGTGCCACATATGGACGTTTATTACATGAATTTATACGACCATTATGTGAACGCGGTTTACAGATTTTATCGCGACGCGGATTAATTGAACCAATATCGTTGCACAGTGATGCAGAATTAAAATACTTGGCACCAATTGCAATCGCTACTAATGATACGGTTTTATAACAAAGGTGATAATAATGCAAGATATCGAAAAACAATATGCGCGTACATTTAATACACCATCAGGCAAAGCTGTATTACAACATTTACGCAAAATTACTTTGGAACGGACATTGGGACCAAATGCCACAGATAACGAATTACGTTGGACCGAGGCAAATCGTGCTTTTGTTCATCAAATTGAAAATATGATTACGCATGGTACCCAGGGGTGA